TACAAGGTTGCTAAACCAGGTTCTCCAGCGTCGGATGCTGTTATTAAGACTTATCTTAATTACGGAGATGTTATTGAAGATTTTATAAAGACGAATATGGAAGGATATGATGCTTACACCGATGCGGATGATAGTGGTGCTGAGATAGCAGCTGCTAATAATAGTCCAGAATTAGCTGATAAGGTTGCTGGTAAGATGGACTTACTTGACAAGCAGACTAATAGACCTAAGAGACAAGCTCCTGAGGTTAAGGAGTTAGAAAGAGAAAAGGAAGGATTAACTGATAAGTTGAAGGGCTTAATGGGTAATGATAAATCTGTTAGGGTTGAAAGGAAAAAAATTCAAAAAGAATTAAAATTATTAAACAAGGAGATAGAAAAATTATATTACGATGGTAGTAGCAAAGATGTCTACTTAAAAAACAAGTAAGAATATGGGAAAAATAGATAAAGATTTAGGTAAGACTGAGAAAATGAATAAATTAATACTTAGGATAGCGTTAATAGTAACAGCATTAATTATTGCTTTTGTATTCGCTTTAAATAAAAAAGAGGATTCTATTATCTGTGTTGAAAATACAGAATATTTAGATACTGCATCATTTGATGTTATGGTTATTGACACTATGGTTGTTGATACTATTGAATTTGATACTATTGAATTTGATAATATGGATATGCCTGATATTATTATGCTTGACACTGTAAACTAATAAATATGGAAATGATGTCAAATAGGGATTTAATGGAGAAATTTATACTTTTTGTAAATGACTTCTTAGGTATTGAAAAATCATGTAAGATAAAACTTACAGTTGATAGAAAGGATATCACTACAAGTGCTTATTACAATATAGAGGACCATTTCGCTTGTATTTACATAAAAGATAGAGCTATAATGGACGTAATGCGTTCAGTAGCGCATGAATTAGTTCACCACCAGCAAAATGAGCGTGGTGATTTAACTGGGTTAGCTGAAGAGGGTGATGATGGGTCACCTATTGAAAACGAAGCTAACGCTAAGGCTGGAGAAATCATCAGAGTTTTCGGAAAACAAAATCCAGAGATTTACACAAATAATCAATAAGTTTCTTAAAAATTTTTTAAAATGGTAGAAGACTCACAAGCTAGCCCTGGGGATAATTTGTCACCTGAAGACGTTAGTAAATCAGTTTCTAAGTTTAAGACTGAAATAGTTAAACTTAATGAAAAGGTTAATAGTATGCAAGAAGAATGTAAGCATTTAGAGTATGATGTTAAACCTATTTATGGAACACCAATACAGGTTAAAAAGATTTGTAAGGTATGTCAAATGGACTTAGGGTTCCCGACTAAAGAAGAACTAAAAAAAGCTGGTTACTAGCCAGCTTTTTATTTTAGAATGGGAACATTTCTTCATCTTCATCAATCAAAGTTTCTACGCAAGTAATATCGTGTAGTTTTTTGTTGAAGTTATTCACACATTCAATAACTTCTTTTTTAAGGATTTCGTTAGGGGCGCCATTACTAAATGTGACTAGTTGCCCAATACTTAATACCTGTTTACCCTTAAGCCAGCTTCTTTTTAATTCTAAGGTGTGTTTATTCAAAGTGTATATAGCACAACTATAACTCTCTATACGGCTAACGTAACTACCCACACAGTGGTTCATACTTAACCCTTCTTGTGCTAATCTCTTCGTTGTTTTTATTACCTTATAATTAGAAAATTTTTCAAAATCTAAGAATATTTCACTTATATTCATTTCTCTATCACAATCAATAAACATTATATCGTTTATTGTCTTACTCCATTTATCATGCTCTTCTTTAAGTCTCCTGTCGGACCAAGATGCATTAATTTTTTTATCTACAATCTTAGCCATTTTTAAACAGTCGTACACAAAATCAAAACTCTCATTAACCCATGATGACTTAAAAGATTCGATATTTGATATATAATCCATGTAGTGTCTGACATAAGCAATTCCGTTATGACTTGTTTTTGAGTCATTAAATAACTTAGCTACTGGGTAGGGACATTTAAAATAGTATTTAAGTGCTTTTTTAAGACTAAATAATTTTTTATTTATAAATGTATTAAGACTTATATTATGTAATGAAGTATTTTCTCTAATAAATCTAATCCATGCAAATCTTTCACTAAGTAAATTTAAAATATCTTTATTCGGGTCATGTGGGCCATTTGACTCATATACAGAATCAAAATGTATAATTTCATTAAGAATATTTGATAATGTGGGTGCAATAACTCTACTTTGTCTATTATTTATGATTAGTGTGAATTTATTCTTACTAAATTTTAGTTGGAACGTTCTTTTTTCTCTAGAGTATACTCTATTGGTTTTACTAATTCCGTAAGTTCTAACAAAGTTAACAATATCAAAATCACCATTATCTTTCATAAATAAGACTAGTCTACTATTAACAAAGTCGTATTTTTCGTTCATAAAATATACCCTAGCTTTAAATTTATCAGACTCGTATAGTTCATATAATTTTTTAACCTTACTTGAGTAGTGTTCACCAAGCATTACATGACCATCTTTATAAAACTTTTCTTTAACTTTTTGACTTTCTTTCATACTATTTATTTTTAAGATATTGTCAAATATAGTAAATAATAAATAAACTACCAAATTAAATTAGTAAATTGGTGATATTTTTATTTCACCACTCTTGTGTTGACTTTCTTTACTCTTTAAGAAGGTCTTTACAGCTCTCCTAACGTGACCTATACTGTATGGTGGTGTCAATATACCCTCAAATAATTTTACAGTGTTTATAATCGCTCTTTCTTTATCTTTTCTATTACCAGTTACGTACAAATATAAGTGTGGGTGGTCGTTAGGGATTGATGTTTTTATGACGTTTAAAATTATTTTTGTATCGGTCATTGATTTTTAGATATAAATATATATATTTGTATATATATATTAAATATAATAAACAATATAAATTAAGTTTAAGAAAAAAAGTTATGATTGTAAAAGTTGATGATTCGAATTTTGAAGAAATTTTAAAAGAAAATAAAGATAAGGTAGTTCTAATTGATTTTTGGGCAGAATGGTGTGGGCCTTGTAGGATGTATGGTTCAATATTAGAAGACTTTTCAAAGGAGAACCCAGGTGTAATAATAGGTAAGGTTAATGTTGATTCAGCACCTGAAGCTGCTGCTAAATATTCAATTAGAAGTATCCCAACAACTATAGTGTTTAACGACGGTGAGGTTACTGATAAATTACCTGGAGCGTTATCTAAGGATAAATTAAAAGAATTAGTTGGACTTTAAATCTTTTTACGATATTTATTATCATGAGAAAGAAGTTAGTTATAACTGAGAATCAATTAAAAATGTTAACTAGTGTATTATCAGAGAATACTGACCATTCTATTGTGGTTAAAACTATTGAAGAAGATTTAACTAGGAACTACAGAAAGGCAGTAGAGACATACAGGGATGGTAATGAATATAAACAAAGAAAGGTTTTTGAGATAAAATTCGATGGTAATGTGATTAGTGGTGAAGATTTGCTTAAGTATTTTAAGTTAAAATATAATCAAGGACCTAAATTCATTAAGCAAGTAATTAACGACTGGGCTAAGGGGTTGATAAAGAATGGTATGTTATCAAAGAATATAGGATTAAAGGAATGATAAGTGGAAATAAGGGATAAAATAAGATTTAAATTAAGAGAGGCATACGGTGACATGGAGACCTATCTTGAGAATACCTACGAACAGTATCTAACTGAAAACATTTACATATCTACTATCGATAACAAAAAGAAATGGATAACATATAATCAGGTTATTTTAGAGTTAAAGCATAATTTAAAAGATATGCTAAGAGTTAAGGAGCTTCAGTATAAACTCACAGAGACTACCAACCCAAACGATACTTGTATTGAAGTATTAAGTAGCTTGAGTAATTTAACGCCTGAGTTGGATAGGTTGTACAACAAAATACGTAATTTTTAAATTTATTTTAATTAAAATAAGCCTATACGTTTAGTATGAGTACAAGTGATAAAAAAGTTAAGATTAACTTTGATTATTTCGTTTTTTATTGATATTTATGAATATATAAGAACGGTAAATTTTTGACCTATGAAGAACTTTAATTACACTATTAATAGTGGTTCTGGTCGGTATACAAATCTCGATAAGGAGTATAATAAGTTTTTAGAAAAAACTCTAAGAGGTGTTAAAGACGATGATATTATTTATAAGTGGGACACATATAATCTCATTATGACTGAGCTACTACAATTAGGGAAGTACGAATTATTTAACGAGATAAAGTATAGACTTACAGATGGTGAGAACCCTAATGAAGTCATGATTGACATTATTGATAGAGAGAACAACTTATCTGGGTTTCTATGGCTCATAAGAAAACGAATAGAAGAATACATAAATGATGATTTTGAAAATGAGTTCTATTAAATGTAGATTAGAGGCGTAGCGTTTGTTACGCTTTTATTTTATCCAACCTATTGATTATCACATTTTTTAATACTATATTTGTTTAAATATTGTGAAACATGAGTAATAATAAGTCTATTGATAGGTTGTCATTTTTAGCTGAAAAGTATAATGTATTTGATAATACCGATGAAGGGATGAGTGAACTTGTGGCTTACTTAACACTAAATCGCCGTATATTTACTAACCTTGCGTCTAAGGATGATGTCATATTTGCTTTGGTATCAAATGAAGCTTTTGATTTAAACGGAAATCAATTACACCCTACTATAACTAAAACTACTAAAGAAGATTCTGGCGTTATTGATGTGCAATATGGTAATCAGAAGCCTAGGGTTGATATATCTTTTGATGTGTTTAATAAGATGGTTAACGCTGACCCTTCTAAGAATAAGATGTACACCCAATGGATGCTTAATACATTCACTAGATACATTAAGAGTGGAGAGATTGATGAAGCTGAAAGATTTTTTAGTGAAGACTTACCATTAGCTAAAGATTATTTAAATGTATTTGAAAAGAATAAGAGAAAAAAGAAATTTAAAGAACTTTCGGCAAATAGTTTTATTTTAAAGGGTGTTAAAGACCCCACAGATATAAATCAATATAAATCGTTATCTCAATTATATGACGCTGTTGACCCATTTATTGAAAAAGACCCTTCTAATATTGAAAAATTAATTAATAGTTTTGTTGAGTGTGGTAAGGCTGAGATTCCAGTTAGAGATAGGCGATTTACATTGTATGTACCTAAGTGTGAAGAGGCTAGTTTAATTTTTGATGAGTTTGTTGGGTGGTGTACCTCTAAGAGTAAGGGTGATATGTTTGAGTTTTATAGAGGGAATAATAAGTATCGTAAACCTAATGGTGAAAAGTCTGATATTTACATCGTAATAGATAATAGATTTTTTACAGGAACTTTGAAGAGTGATTCATTGTACCAATTACATTTTGAGAGTAGGCAGGTTAGGGATAGAATACAGAGTAAGTCTAACAACTTTTTTGAGACAGTATTGTTAAATAGTGAGGGGATATCAAACTTTATCCATGAAGAATTGACAACTATGGCTAAGATGAAGAAAAACAAAAACACAACTGATAATGTTTATATTGATTACTTAGTTAAATTTGGTTGGACAGAGGCTTTATTTGATATTATTGAAGAATACTCTCCTATAATAAGGTTCACTAACAGAGATGTCCCTAAGTTACCTGATGTATCTAGATTTAAGAATCTTACCACGCTTATAATAAAAAAAGCTAAACTTATTGAATTGCACCCATCTATTGGGAGTCTTGAGTTTCTTCAGGAATTATTAATACCAGATAATAATTTAACGACAATTCCTAGTGAGATTGGTAAATTAAAGAATTTAATATTTATTAATCTTATTGGGAATAAAATAAAGTCGATACCTGATGATATTAAGTATCTTGATAAGTCTAACGGTGGTAGTCTACATAGGATTGCTTTTAGACGTGAAGAGATTGGGGAAGCTAATTACAAAAAGTTAAGGAAGTTGTTACCGTCAACAATGATGTAGGTGTAAAGTAAATACTAGTAAGGCCCTCATTGTGTTCAATGGGGGTTTTTAATTTTATTTATTTATTTTTAGTTTTTTATGGTTTTGTGTTATATTTATATAGTGACTAATAAAAACTTTTAAAAAAAATAAATATGTCAAAGAAATCAGTTAAAATCACAGAAAACGAATTAGTAGAATTAATCGATAACATCGTTTCTGAAGCGGTAGTTGAAAAGAAAAAAGAATGGTTAGCGGAGCAAAAAGCTTCTCAAGGTACTATTTTGGAAAGTAAGATTGCTAAGTTAGAAGCTAAAGTTAGAGCTATCTCTTCAGCTAAAAAGTAAGTATAAATTAATTAAAATGCTTCGGGTTAATACCTGCGGCGTTTTATTTTTTTTTAAAAATGCTTGGGTTTATAGTTTATTATTCGTATATTTAAATACGAACACACTAAAACTATGTCTATGCTGAAAAAAATAATATCAAAGGTTGTATTAATAATACTAATCGCATTACCGCTAAAAGTAGCAATACCTAAGTTAATATATAAAGTTACATCACTTAAGGACGAAGTTGTCTTACCTGATAAATTTGATAAGGTTTTCTCAACATTTAATAATTACAACAATCATAATGACACAGCGTTAGCTATTACGTTTTGTAAGGTTAGTCAATTTTACAAATTAGACACTAGTGAAATTATATTTGATTGGTTGCTGGGTCAGGTTCTCCTTGAGTCTGGCGCTAAGCAGTATAGAAATGATGGTGATTTAGTTTTAAGTTGTACTGGTGCTGTTGGATTTGCTCAAATACTTCGTTCTACATCTATAGGTTATTTAAGAAAAACCATAACTAAGTCTGATAGTTCTATTTTTAAAAATATGGGTGTTACTGATTATTCGTTTGTAAATAATAAAAAATATTGTAAGAGTGAAAAATGGGGTAAAGCTAAATCTTGGTTATCTAATGAAGTTAATAACATAACTCTTTGGGGTAAGATAATGAGTAGTGAGCTTAAATCTAGAACTATCACTAATGCTCTGATATCTTATAATATTGGACCTTCTCAGCTTAAGTCTTACTTAGGTTCTGGAAAAAGTGGAATGTTACATCACTATATTGTGGGTATTAAAAATAGAATGAGTCACATTAAGTAAATAATATTAAATTATATTTTTCTTATCAAAGACTAAAACTTCAGTATCATCTTTAAGCCCCTCATAGCCCTTTGATTTTAAGAATAATATAATTTCTTCGTTTGGAATAAATCGGTCCATGTATTCCCAGTAATCATCATCATTATCAATATCCGTAAACTCATCTAATAGTGGTCTCCAAGTACTGTAGTCTCCTACATCTATTATTTTTAAACTTTTTGGTAGTTTGTATTCTGTATCATCACCATGTTCTTTTGAATAGTAATAATCAAAAGTTACTCTAAATGAACCTAAAGGTGATATAGCGTCATATTCTTTTGGTTGACCTCTATATACCTTTTTATAGTCTTGTTGTTTATCATTTAAATTGTTAACCCCCTTTATTGCATTTCCTCCCCATATGCAACCAGATGCAATATCCCATGTGCCATACCAATCAAGTTCAAATCTAGCCTTACCTATATGCGGTACTATCTCTATACCATCATAGGTCCTTGCTACTTCACCCCAGTTAATATTATCCCCTTCGGAATATTGTTTATTAAATTCAATTAATTCATCGTAATTTTTAATTACTTTAATTTTATTAGGGTCAACATCAATTAAATGGGTGTAATCTTCTTCCCGCTCTGGCATTTCACCCCTAACCCAATCTATCCATGATGCTCCAATTCCATACCATAAACCTTTTGGTTTTCTCCCTGTTTTTTGATTTGATTGGTCTCTAAATGAAATTTCTTTTTCTTTACTCATTATTACTCTAGAGTTATTATGTTTAGTTTTTAACAACTCGTATGCTTCGTCGCTAATTTCATTTACCAACGCCTCTCGTAATAACTTCTTTATTAGATGTTTCATATAGATATAAATATACAAAAAAAGCGAAAACATAAGTCTTCGCTTTTTTAATCATTAATATGTGTGGAGGGGTTATTTTAAGATAATACCAATTTTGAAGTTTTTTTATCAAATGATATCTTAATTGTATCACCATCCTTGAAATTACCACTAAGTATTTCATCAGCTACTGGGTCTTCAATATAATTTTGAATAGCTCTGTTAAGCGGTCTAGCGCCATAAGCCTTGTCGTAACCTTGTACTGCGACATGTTCAATAGCGGTTTTATTAATCTTAAGTGTAATATTTAAAGATTCTTTAACCCTAGCTTTTAATTTATCCAATTCCATATGAATAATTTTATGAATATCATTTTGATTTAATGAATTAAATATAATTGTATCATCAATCCTATTAAGGAATTCAGGTTTAAATTTCTTCTTAAGTTCCTTACTAATAATTGAACGAACTTTCTCTTCTTCATTAACAACAGTAGCTTTTGTTTTGAAACCCATATCTTTACCAAAGTTATTAAGTTGTTGAACACCAGCATTAGATGTAAGGATGATTAGTGTATTTTTAAAGTTCACTTTTCTACCAAGACCGTCAGTTAACTGACCTTCATCAAGTAATTGTAAAAGTAAATTAAATACATCATCATGCGCTTTTTCAATTTCATCAAAGAGTATAACTGAATAAGGTTTTCTTCTAATTTTCTCCGTTAATTGACCACCTTCTTCGTAACCAACATACCCTGGAGGCGGACCTATAAGTCTAGACACAGCGTGTTTCTCCATGTATTCTGACATGTCAACTCTAACTAGAGCGTCCGAATCACCAAATATTGATTCAGCAAGTAGTTTAGCTAAGTAAGTTTTACCTACACCAGTTGGCCCTAAGAATATGAACGAGCCGATTGGCTTAGTTTGGTCTTTAATTCCAAGTCTATTTCTTTTAATAGCTTTAACAACCTTAACAACGGCATCGTCTTGTCCGATAACTCTACCAGTTAATTCCTTATCCATTGTTACAAGTTTTTTAGTTTCTTGTGAAGATATTTTATTAATTGGGATTCCGCTCATCATTGAAACTACCTCAGCAACTAAGTCAACATCAACAGTAGTTCTACTCTTATCCATACTGTCAAGCCACTTATCTTTTTCAATTTTCAATGTTTCTATAACTTTCTTTTCTTCATCTCTTAATTTTGCAGCTTCTTCATATTTCTGACTCTTAACTACAAAGACCTTTTCTTCTTTTAATTCTAAACATTTTTCTTCAAGTTTCTTTATATTTTCAGGAGCGTCATGATTAATGTTTGTAGTTGAACCAGCTTCATCTAACACGTCTATAGCTTTATCTGGCATAGCTCTATCCATTATATATCTATCTGCTAACTTAACACATTCTTCGATTGCATCATCAGTATAAATAACTTTATGGTGGTCTTCATACCTTTGCTTGATATTTTTAAGTATTACTGTTGTTTCTTCAAGTGTAGGTTCTTCGACTAATACTTGTTGGAACCTTCTTGTTAGTGCACCATCTTTTTCAATATTTTCTCTAAATTCATCAAGTGTTGTTGCACCTATTACTTGAATTTCTCCCCTAGCTAATGCTGGTTTGAAGATATTTGCAGCATCCATACTTCCAGATGCGTTTCCAGCACCAACTATAGTGTGTATCTCATCAATAAACAATATAATATCTTTATTTTCTTTTAATTCTTCAAGAATAGCTTTCATTCTTTCTTCAAACTGACCTCTATATTTAGTACCTGCAACTATTGATGCTAAATCTAATGAATAAATCTTTTTATCTAATAGAATTCTGGGTGCCTTATTATCTTTAATAAGCATAGTGAGACCCTCAACAATAGCAGTCTTACCCACACCTGGGTCACCAATGAGTATTGGGTTGTTCTTTTTTCTTCTAGCTAATATTTGAGACACTCTCTTAATCTCCTTAACTCTACCGACTACGGGGTCAAGGTCACCTTCAGTAGCAACTTTAGATATGTCTCTACAGAAGTTATCTAATACTGGAGTTTTACTAGTCTCTTTTCGTTTTAGTTTACTCTTACCTTTGTTGGGTCCAACACTTTCACCTAGTGGGTTTCCGTTATCATCATCGTCAAATGGTAATGAGTTTTCAATATCTTCTTTAAATTCATTCAATCTATTTTCCATGTCTTTTAATTTTTCTTTTTCATAATCTGTTAAATCTTTATCATTAAGATTTTCGTAATTAACTATCGCTTTTTTAAACTTGGTATAAGTTAATTTATTCTTAACTAACAATTTAGTTAGGGGTGATTTTGTTTCTCTTAATAACGAAAGAATGATATGTGTTGTATCGATATGTAAATCACCTATAGATTCAGCTTCCTCATCAACACCTTTCATTATTTTACTGCTATTAGTATCTAATGGTGCTCTAAGTTTCTTTACATCTGATATAGTACTATTAAGTTGGTTGTGTCTTAAATGTTGACTAACTAAGTCATACAACTTAAGTGTGTCAATACCCATACTTTTAATAACTTTATTTGACCTATTAGTTTCTTCTTGCAGAATAGCTAATGTGATATGTTCTGGTCTTAACTCTCTGTCAGCATTGTTTTTAGCTTCTGTTTGAGCTAATTTCATTATAGCCTTAACTTTTTTAACCACTTCTCTCTTCCCTTTCATATTAATAATATCTTTACGCAAATATACAAATCAATTTATAAAAAATCAACCCTTGAAATAATTAAATTTTATTAGTATCTTTGTGTTATAACATTTTAAAAGAAAAAATATGATTTTAGAAAGAGTAGAAAAGGATGGTTTAGTCAAGGCACTTTACGAATCGTCAAATATCGTAGCATCGACTTATGATAAAAACAAAAAAGACCTTAATATAGTATTTAAGTATGGTGGTAGTTATACATATCAAGATGTTCCAGATACTGATTATTTAAGATTTGAGACTGCTGAGAGTCAAGGAAAAGTACTTAGTAATAATTTAAAAAAATATTCATACCTTAAACACGATAAGGTTGACGTGAGTAAAATATTAGCGGAAATTACTGAATTAAATGACGCCGAGATTTTTTCCATGGAAGATGGTATTATAAAGTCAATGAAAACTATGGTTAGCGACTTTGAAAATGACGGAATATTTAATGTTAATTTACTAGATGCGGTAAATAATATGGTAAAATTATATAATGAATTAAAAAATAAATAATATATGTTAAATAGTACAGACAAGGTTTATCACGCTCTATTAGAAGATATACTAGATAATGGTAGTAAAAAAAATGACAGGACAGGGGTTGGTACAGTTTCTGTATTCGGCAGGCAGATTAGGTTTAATATGAAGGATGGATTTCCTTTATTAACTACTAAGAGATTACACCTTCGTTCAATTATACATGAATTACTTTGGTTCTTGAAGGGTGATACTAATATTAAATACCTTAATGATAATGGTGTTACAATATGGGATGAGTGGGCTGATGATTCGGGTGAACTTGGTTCATTATACGGTAAACAATGGGTAGATTGGGGTGGAACATATGAAACGCTAATTAGAAGAGAAAGAGACGAATCTGGTCATTTCCCATTTGTAAAGAAACATAATCCTGGAATTAATCAAGTTAGAAACGCAATAGAATTATTGCGAAATGACCCAGATTCTCGTAGAAATGTTATAAGTGCGTGGAATGTTGGGGAGCTAGAGCAAATGAAGTTAGTCCCTTGTCATAACTTCTTTCAAGTTTATACTAGAGAATTATCCTTAGAAGAACGAAATATATATTATACATCTCATTATTTAGGATTAGATGAAACTAGTGAAGAATTGGATAGGTTAGAAATCCCTAAAAGAGAAATCTCGTTAATGTGGAATCAAAGAAGTGTTGATACTTTCTTAGGGTTACCTTTTAATATTGCAAGTTATGCGTTATTACTTGAGATGTTTGCACAGCAGACTAATATGGTGCCAGGTGAATTAGTTGGTAATTTAGGTGATGTTCATATATATAATAATCATATTGATTATGTCGAGAAGCAGTTAAAAAGAGAATCTAAAGAGTGTAAACCTAGATTGCTTCTTAATAAAGCTGACAGTCTATTCGATTACAAATTTGAAGATTTTGAATTACTGGATTACCAGTATCACTCTAATTGGGCAAATGTCCCTATAGCAGTATAAGGGTTATTACATATTAAATTAAAATTAACCCTCTTTATGAGGGTTTTTTTTGTTTATCTATATATTTATAATTAAATAACATAGTTAAATAATTTAAAGATGGCAATAAAAGGAACAGATAACGGATATGGTATTATCCACGAAGCGGCTAACGCTGATTTTAATAATTTTGTATATTTCAGAATATACGCTGGAGCTAACGCCGCACCAGTTATTAATGGTACATCAGTAACTATGGCTGCAAGTTCTACACTTGACGTTTACGTAAAGACTATTACTGGTACATTAACAAGTGTTTACGTTATTGGGGAACCTAAGAATGTGGCTGACGGACCAACTACATTAAGTAGATATCCTGAACCAGTATAACTTTTACCTAAAATCATAATATTTATAAATAAAGTAATTAGAAGATGAAGAATTCAAATATAGTAAAACCAACAGGCTTAAAGGGTAACGATAAGCTTAATAGAATGAGAGAGTTAATGGGTAGTGCACCTATTAATGAAGGAATTACACGTTCTGTAGTGGAATTAACTAAGCAAGGTCCTGACGGAAATGTTTACGCTATTGTTAGAGAAAACCACGAATATTATATTAAGGTTTCTGAAGCTAAGAGTAACTTAGTAACAGAAGATTTCCAATATATGGGTGGTTTACAAAATAAAAAAGATAAAGTATATACTTCTTACGCAAAGGCAATTAAGCAATTAAACTTAAAGTTTATGAGTATTAATGAAGCTGCAGGTAAGTCTGGAAGTTTTGACACATTTAAGAGTGATGGATTACTTACTGAACACCATGGTATGAATCCAAACGCTACATTAAGTGCTAGTAAGGCAATTGGTGACAGTGACGAGTATGTTATTGACAAAAAAGGAGATAACTTAAAGTATGATAATAAAGAGGGTTCTAATGCTGATGGTTTTGGTGACAATGTTGCACCAGGTAAAGCAGAAGCTGACGTGGAGAAGGTTAAGTTAAGTGAAAACGAAACAGCTATCGACAAAATGATTGAATACAAAGAATGTAAGTGTGATGGTGATTGTAAGTGTCGTAAAGATGTAGTTGAAGAAATGATTACTGGTGAGAATTCTGATTTAAAAGGTAGAATAATTAATATTTTTAACCAATTTAACAGTGAGCACCCTGAATTAGTTAGGTACGCTAAACCAGCTATTTATTTATTAATTGAGTCGATAGAGCATGAGGATGACTCGTCAATGCTTGAATATATTTTTAATAACGAGGCTGATAGTCAATTAGAATTTTTACGTTCTAAACCTAATCCAAATAATTTCTTTAATCCTGATGCCGAAAAAATATTACGTTTATTCTTCGCTAAAATAAATTCGGAACTTATGAATGAGCCGATTTCAGAACAAGCTCCTAAAGCCAAGAAAGGATTTTCAATAGCTAGAGCAATTCAAGAAATGGATGAAGTTATCGATTCAATAGCTACTGAAGATGATAAAGTTAATGATATTCTTGAATCTCTTGGTGAGTCTGAAAAAGCTATCATGATGGAAGCTTTAAATAAAAATGTAAATGAAATTTACGAAGATAGTGAATTTAAGAAAAAAATTCACAAAGATAAACATGAGAAACCTGCATTCACAGATAAAGAAAAAGCAGAACTTGACTCTGTTGTAGGACAAATAGATACTGACGAAGTAGAACCTGAAGAGTCTGAAGAATCTAAAGTAAAAAAAAAAGACTAGCTGAAGATAACTTACCAGCTTTTGCACCAGTTAAGGGTTGCGGAATAGGTGAGGACGAGCAACCTGAAAATGGTGGTTACAATATTAAGGAAGATAATTCCGAAAATCTAGAAGAAGAAACAAAGTACAAGCTAAAGCTGGACGCTCCACAGAGTGAACCAGCTTTTGGTGCTTCTGGTGGTGAAGAGGAATCACTTGACGCATTCGGTGATGCTGAAGGTGGTGATTCGTCATTTGGAGATGATAAGGGTAGTGATAAGCCATTTGACGATGAGCCATTCGATGCTGGAGTTGAGGCTGATGAAGATGAAGACCCAGAGAAATATATACAACAACTTGCTGGAAAGATAGGTACCTCACTTAGAAAGTATAGTGACGAAAGAGGTGAGCCTGATTTCGACTTAGAAAAATATGCGATTAATTCTTTAATTTCTGCTTCACATACTTCTGAAATGGATGAGGAAGACCAGAAGGATATAATTAGAAAGGTTAAGACCTCTGGTGTTGAAAAAGATGATGATAGCTTAGAAAAGGATGTTGATGCTGAGATAGACAAAGAAGAAGATGAACTTGATGGTGGTTCAGAAGAAGAGTCGGGTTTCGGTGATGAAGAAGAGTTGGAAGAAGGCATATATGAGGAGGACACTATGACAATAAACCTTAAAAACATGGAACAAGATACTAAAGATATATTGTCAATGGATGTTGAGGCTCGTGAGAAAAAATTAAAAGGTCATAAGTGGGCAGATGACCATATTTCAACATCAGCTGATGATGCTGAAGAAGTTGCTGATTTTTTAACAAACGAAGGTGGTCCATGTTGGGATGGGTATGAAAGAGTACCTGGAACTAAAGAGGGTGATAAGGGTTCTTGCCGAAAGAAAACTAGTGAGTCGCTTATGGAGGGGGAATATAAAGGAAAGAAAGTAGAGTTGAATAAACCTAAACCTGGTGATGTTAAAAAATACAAAGTATATGTTAAGAATGACAAAGGGAATGTAGTTAAGGTTAATTTCGGTGATAAGAATATGGAAATTAGAAGGGATAATCCTAAAGCTAAAAAATCATTTAGAGCTAGACATAAGTGTTCTGAAAAGAAAGATAAAACAACTGCGGGATATTGGTCTTGTAAAATGTGGTCCAATAAAAAAGTTTCTGATATTGTGGGTGAGGATTTGCAAGAGTCAGAAAAAAATAGTAAGTTTGTAGAAAGTAACATTATGAAAGAACTTATATTATACAGATTACATGAAACAGTTGAGCCTAGTATTGCCCCTCCTGTTGTTAAGCCAGGTGTGAAACCAGCTTCACCTAAAAGGAAGAGGATTTGGGAAACTAAGCCATCTGTGAAGCCAAAGATAAAGATGGAAGAGTTTGAAAATGAATCTGCTAGTATGTCTAATGAGTATGTTATCTGGGGAGTTCCTGCTAATAGTGAAGACGGTAAAGAAGTAATTGTTTTAGCTGAGATTAAAGGTAAAAAAATTACAACAAGGGAGCAAGCTGATAGATTTAGTGCTATATTAAAAAATAAGTTTAATGTTAGTAACATTAGAATTCAAGAAATAAACTTTGATGGTGATATTGATTTTAATAGTGTTATAAGTGATGAAGAGTAATGAAATTAATTTATATAAACGAAATAGGTTCTGATTGGACTGGTAATAACATATATGAGTTTTTATTCTCAGATACGTTAGAAGATATTCACGGTGATGATTGGGATGCGTATCCAGCTTCTGGGAATCCAGGACCACCAAATGGTGAATTTGTTAAGAAAGTTGGTAAGTTGGTTACAGACTTAAAATTTGACTTAATACAGAATAGTGACACGTTTGCTGTTTTTGATGCTGTAGATGGAGTTATAGCTCTTGGGTGGGAGAATCTATTAGATTATGATGAATACCCTGAGGTTAGGCTTTATTTTAAGTTTGGTGAGAGTGTAACTAACATTGAAGATAGGTTATATGAAAAAGATTTAGTTTTAGATTATAATTATGATAACAGTAAAAAAATAAATAAAAGTGAGGATTAAAAAGAAAAATATTAGAGAGGGCTTTGGTGATGAAGAATCAGGATATAAAGACCCTAATAAAGCATCAGATAGCGGTGTTAAGAAGGTTGAGGTTGCTATAAATAATACAAGTGATGGGCTTGAGGATTTAGGGATTAAAGTGGATGATGCGGATGAGATTGCTAAAGAAATAGTTTCTAGCGAGTTAGAGAAACAATTAACTGAAGTGGTTAGACCAAGTATGACTAAGCGTGAATTAATTGAATCAGTTAAGGATATCGGTAAGAATATTAAGAAACCTAGAAAGGTTGTTAAGACGTTAAAAGTAAAAGACTTAAGAAATGAGTAAATATAGAGATTTAGCTAAGAAAGCTTTAGAGAACAGAAAAACCCCGTTAAATGAAAATATACTTTATTCTGATGGTATTACTGAAAGAATACATCCGAAGTTAGAAGAAGACTTGAGACGAAACGCTCACTCATTAGCTGGTTGTGGTATATTTCCAGAAGGAGATATTATTTCAAGTGAAATGAAAATTATTCGTAAAAGGTTTAAAGAAGTAGTAAAGAGGTGTCGTGAGGCATTCGATATGGAACTTATTGACGATAAGGTAATAAAGTCAGAGCAAATGAATTTAGTTCGTGATGCTATATCACTTGAAGAGTCAAATAAAGATGTCTTAGAAAAACTAGCTGTTTCTATGATTATGGAAGAGTTTGATATTCCAGAAGGTTCTGTTGAATTCGATGTTGCATTAACTAATGATATTACTCGTTCTGGTTCAAATGATAAACCAATAGAAAGTGAAGATAGTGATTTTAATGACCACGAAGAAATTGTGATGGCTAATGCGGAAGTAAAAAAGAGAAGAGCTGTAAACGCTTTAATTCAAGGCGCTTCAAAAAGTGTTAACCATATGTTTCATATGGTTCATGAAGAATTAAGTGATATAAATACTAGGTTACCTGGAACTTATAAAAAAATGATGTCTGCTGCAGATTATATGTATTTCATAGTTCCTGATTTAAGTAATGCTGTAGACGCTGGGTCTTGTGAGGTGGATTATAATGAAACCGAAGATGGTGTTAAATCAGTTATTAAAGCTAGAGGAATGGTTTTTCCAGTACTTCTACATGAATTATGTAAGGGTGTTATGGAGGTGTTATCTTTAAATGGATTACCAACACAAGAGAATATTGCTCAGTATGTAATTGATAAAGCTGATTTCATTCAGGCTGAACCATGGGATATGAGATTTGGCCCTGGTTTATGGAGAAGTTTCTGTGATGCTATACCAGCAGATGATTTTAAATTAAAACACTACGTTTATACTGATTTAGCATCAATGGAACCAGTTGAGTTTTCAAATCTAATGAAAGAGATAATTGCTGGTACAAAAAAGGGTAAGCATAGAATTTCCGAGATGATTAAGGGTATTAAGAAAGAATTATCTGAGGATGATTTTAACGAAAAAATGGGTCCAGACCATTTTTCAATGGATGAACTACTGTAAATATTATATGATTAAATAATAAAAAGCTCCAATTTGGGGCTTTTTTTCTTTTTAATAGTTTCTTTATATTTATATATAAAGACAATGTTAACAAGTACAGAAATATTAACTGAATATTTTAAATGTGCAGATAATCCAATCTACGCAATTACTACGTATTTGGAGACTAAGGATTTAACTCAAGGTGGTTTTGTCCCGTTTCTTTTATTCCCTAGGCAGAAAGAGATTATTAAAGCGTATGAGAAACATAGATTTAATTTAGTTACGAAACCTAGACAGGCGGGTATATCTACAACCACACAAGCTTACATGGCTATTAAGGGTGCCTTTGCTGACGAGGGTAGTCCAGAGACTATATTGGTTATTGCCAATAAGTTAAAACTAGCACAAAAATTTGTTAAGGGTATTAAAGACTACTTAAACCAATTACCTAGATGGGTTTGGGGGGAAGATTACTATGGTTCTGTTGAAAATGAAAAAAAGTCTATATTTGTTGTTGATTCTAAGATTGAAATTGAATTACCTAATGGTACTCAAATTATTGCAGTTGCGACGTCTGAAGATGCTCTTAGGGGTTATACGCCAACATACTTGGTATTTGATGAGGCTGCTTTTATTGATAATGGTGATGCGGTATATGCTGCGGCGATGTCGTCATGTGCTACTGGTGGTAGAGTAATGCTTATATCCACACCAAATGGTATGGACCCCTTGTATTATAAAACATATGAACAGTCTAAAGTTACAATAAAGGGTAAGGGTAATGATTATAATATAATTGAGATGCGTTGGTTTGAAGACCCACGTTATAATGGTAAAAATGACGGTACTGGTCTATTCTGGATTAAGAAAGATGATTCTGGTGAGGAAATTGAAAGAATTAGGGAGGTTGAGTATCTTAATTCTAAGTATGGTGATAAAATTAAAGATGGTTATAAGCCTACTTCTGACTGGTATGAAGGGATGTGTGGTACGCTTAACCATAACACCAGGAAGATTGCGCAAGAGCTTGATGTTTCTTTCCTTGGTTCTGGGGGGAATGTTATAAAAGATGTTGATATTGCTTTTCATGAAGATAATAATGTTTGTGAACCTGAATGGACAGATGGAATTGAATCTGAGTTTTGGATATGGAATAAACCTATTGATGGTCATAGGTATATTATGGGTGTTGATGTTGCTAGGGGTGATGGAAAGGATGCGTCTACAATAGTTATAATTGACACCACCACAATGGAGCAAGTTATGGAGTACCAGGGAAAAGTACAGCCAGATATACTTGCTGAATATGTTTATGAGTACGGTAACTTGTATAAGGCTTATACTGTTGTAGATATTGCTGGAGGTATGGGGGTGTCAACAGTTCTTAAATTAATTGAATTGGATTATAAGTACTTACACTACGAAGAACCAAAGGGTAAGATACTTAATAGTAAAAGAAATCAACTTGAGACTTATAATAAAGATGATAAAATGCCTGGATTTAATGCCAATGGTGTTAGAATATCAATGATTACTCATTTAGAGTATATGATTAGAAGTAATGGTGTTGTGATTAAGTCAAGAAGGACCACGTCTGAAATGAAAACATTCGTATATAGAAATGGTAGACCTGACCACATGGAGGGTTACCATGATGACCTTCTTATGGCGTTTGGTATGCCATTGTGGGTACTAGAACATTCTTTCAAGAAATTAGAGAAAGTTAAAAGTCAAACTAAGGCTATATTATCTAGTTGGAAAGTTGGTAGTGGTTCAGTAGCTGACGATACTGGGGGTTTTGTACCTAAGAATCAAAGAAACAAGAAAGCACTTCCAAGACCTAAATTTGATAAGAATGTTAGTAAGAATATGCAAGACCCTACTGGTGCCAACGCATGGTTATTTAGTGGTTTAAGGTAATAAATAAAAAAAATAGATATGGGATTAGATAAAAAAGTATTTGTAAGAAAGAGTGGTGCTAACGGTGCTGGTTTGTATAAGTGGTCACCAGATGAGTCTGTGAAAAAGAACGTAAGGAGTAGTTCTGTTTCTAATTACTTTTGCTCAACACCTTTAGGTTCTCAAGGTAATGACTTCATTAGCACATATTCTTATGTAATAGTAGTAATTGGTAGTGACTTAACAAGAAGTGCATATTTCCAATGTGATTACGTTAAGTAACTCTTTAATTTTACTAAAAATTAACTATATTAAAACAAAATATTAAAACAAAATGGCTAAAAGAAAACTAACAGTATTTCAAAAATTAAGTAATGTATTTGGACCAACTGGCGTACAATCACCAAGAACGCAAACTAATAGGTATTCTATCGGTAATGATGCAATATTAAAGACCACAGATAAGAGTGAATTTGAGACTGCTAAATTACAAGCTCAACAAAACAAATATGTTGGTGGTATGTGGAGGAAGGTTGATAATGAGATGTTTCAAAAAACAATTCATTATGAAACAACTCGTATAGGTTCTTACTCAGATTTTGAGAGTATGGAGTTCTATCCAGAAATATCAGCAACTCTTGATATAATGATGGAAGAATCTACTACTGTAAATGACAAGGGTAGAGTATTGAATATTTACTCAAATTCTAAGAGAGTTAAGACACTTTTAGAAGATTTATTCTTTAACAGGCTTGACATACACACAACACTTCCTATGTGGGTTAGAAACACATGTAAATATGGGGATAACTTTGTTTTCCTTAATATTGATGATGCAGCTGGTGTAGTTGGAGCTAGACAATTACCTAATTTTGAGATAGAAAGAAGAGAGGGTGATGTGTTCGGTAGAATTATGAATACTAGTGATGAAGAAGATGATGACCCCAAGGTTAAGTTTGTTTGGCGAGGTAAGGATATTGTGTTTAACTCTTGGCAAGTAGCTCACTTTAGGTTATTAGGCGATGATAGAAGACTACCTTACGGAACGTCAGTATTAGAAAAAGCTAGAAGAATTTGGAAGCAGTTAATTCTTTCAGAAGATGCTATGCTTATTTATAGAGTAACTAGAGCACCAGAAAGAAGAGTATATAAGATTTATGTTGGGAACATCGATGATGAGGATGTACCATCTTACGTAGATGAAATTGCCAATAGGTTTAAAAGAACGCCAATTACTGACCCTCAAACGGGGCAGGTTGACCTTCAGTATAACCAAATGGCTAATGACCAAGACTTCTTTATTCCAGTTAGGAGTGAGGATGCACCAAACCCTATTGATACGCTTCCAGGGGCTAGTAACCTTGACCAAATTGCAGATATTGAATATCTACAAAGAAAGTTGTTTACTGCGCTTAGAGTACCTAAGTCTTTCTTAGGTTATGAAGAAGCGCAGGGTGATGGTAAAAACTTGGCATTACAGGATATTAGATTTACTAGAACCATTAATAGAATTCAGCAGTCTATGATTATGGAATTAAATAAGATTGCTATCTTACATTTATTCTTATTAGGATTAGAAGATGAGTTGGATAACTTTACACTTACACTTAATAACCCATCTACTCAGGCTCAAATGATGAAGATTGAACAAATGCAATCTAAAGTTACCTTGTATAAGGATGCTACAGTTGATGCTGGTGGTGGTTTTGCGGTTATGTCTATGATGAAAGGTAAAAGAGATATTCTGGAATGGTCTGATGATGAAATTAAACAAGATTTCCTTGAGCAGAGACTTGAAAAAGCTGCAGCGGCTGAGATGGAAAACACTAGTAAAGTTATTAAACATACTGGTACTTTTGACGAGGTTGATAGACTATATGGTGATATTAATATTGCTAAAGGTGGTGGCGCTTCTGGTGGTGATGAAGGAGGTGGTGACGATGGTGGCGGCGATAGCTTCGGCGGTGGCGGCGGCGGTGGCGGCTTCGGTGGCGGAGGTGGATTCGAAGGTGGTGATGATGTTGACTTTGGAGAAGAAGGTGACGATTCTGGCTTCGGAGAAGAAGAAGGTGACGATGCTGGTGGTGATGCTGGTGGTGATGATGATGCTGGTGGTGATGCTGGTGATGATGCTGGTGGTTTCGGGGAGAGTATTAATAAGAAGGCTGAAAACATGCTTACTGAACATAGAACAGCTTATAATAAAAAAATTAATAGATATAAGGATAATTTCTTTGGTAAGTTACTTGATTCGGTTAAAAAAGACGATGATGTTGTTTTAAATGAAAGGGTTAAGGTTACTAATAAGAATGTTAAGATTAATGAAAATATCGGAAATATGATTGACGATATTGATAAAATGATTAATGAATAAGTTTTTTAACTTAAAATTAAATATTTATTAAATATAAAGTACGCACTATGGCAAAGAAAAATACAACACATATGAATTTTGGTCAGATTAAGGATGTTTATAATGAACTCCTTGCTGAATCAATTTCAACAGGTAATAAGAAGAAAAAGGGGCTTTTCAAAGGTTATATTAAAGCTCTTAAGGAAAATGAGATTCTTAAATCACAATTTTTTATATATTCAAACATTCAAAATAAACTTGAAGAAAACGAAAGTAGAGCGATTGAATTCATTAAAGAGAATATTAATCTTATGAATAATTTCACCGAGAAAGAGATAAACGAGGCAAATAAAAAACTTATATTAGATTTAGTTTTTGAAAATGCTAAATTATATTCCGCAACTGTTAGGGTTAAAGAATTACATGAAAATATTTCAAAATTAATCACCACTAAGAAAGGTCCTGGCACGATTAGTTCGTTGGTTGAGACTACGCAGAAAGTTGCTCAATACATAGTAAGTAATAAAAAAGAAGATGAGGTTATAATCGAAGGTCTTGACGAAGTTATTTTATCCAACAAAGAATTAGCTTCTTTGATGGTTAGTAAATATAATGATAGATATTCAGACCTTAGCGAGAGTGAGGTAAAAACTGTTAAGATTATCTTAGAATCAGATGAGAATGGTAGGGAGGGTTTTTTTAATCTTAATATTTCAGAATGTCTTAGTTTAGTTAATACTAAGTTAGAAGATTCTTCAGATAGTTTAAAAGAAACACTTTTATCACTTAAAGAAAGTCTATTGGATAGAAAATACATAAAAGAAAGTTTTGATGCAGATATTATTAAGGTGTTAGAACTTAAAGATGATTTGACAGCTGAGTAGTTTATGTTCAGGGAGTCAGAAAATATAAAAAAGTTACGTAACTTAGTAACTAAATTACCAATTCGTGACGCAGAAGTTTTTAAGATGAGGGAAATTCTTGAACTTACTCTTGAACTTACTACTGATGGTTATTGGGATTGGGATGTTGTTAATAATATCCAATACCTTAGTCCAGCGTTTAAAAAACAATTAGGTTACGAAGTTGACGAAATGGAAAACAAACCTGAGTCTTGGATGTCATTAATACATCCTGAAGATTTAAAATTAGCGTTAGATAAGTTTGATAAACATGCTAATAGTAAAGGTACTTTGCCTTATAGGTCAATAGGTAGGTACACGCACAAGGAGGGTCACGAAATAACAATCTTATGTAGAGGTAGTGTTATAGAGTGGGATAAAAATAATAAACCAATCAGGATGGTTGGGACACATATAGATATTACAGATTTATAGAATGGACAAGGGTCAGAAAAATATACCGCAAAACGGATGGAACGAGTATTCTAAATTAGTTTTAAACGAATTAGAAAGACTTAATGAGAATGATGAAAAGATTCAAGATATTCTTAATGAAATTAACTTGAAATTAGGTAGGGTTGATGCTATTGAAAGAGAGATTGAGGGTGTGGTTAAATGGAAGCGTTATATGGATGATGTAGCTAGCCCTAACACACTTAAAGAGATGAAGTCTGATGTTGCTTCGTTGAATACGTTTAAGACTGTAGCGGTTAGGTATGGGCTGTTGTTCAAGTTGCCTTCGGAGTGTTTATTGCTTTATTTAAGGGGTGATATGATTTGACTTTGTTGTGTATATTACCTATATTTAACAAAACGATATAGGTTATGATTATTACAAAAAACGGAAAGCAATTATCAACAAAAAATTATAATAATTACAGAGTTTTATCTGGAACGGTAGATAATAAAAACCCAAAGGCTTTATACCTTACAATATCAGCTTGGGGTGAAACATTGATAAAAGAAGATATTAATTACACTTCAGTAATTAGGTTAATTACTAAGGATATCAAGAAAGCATTAGCTAAAAACTTAAACAAAAACTTATTTCATAACAACAAATGTATTATCGATTTTGACATGCGTGAGTCAGGTATTGTGTACGGTAAGAAAAGTTATATGAATTGTGAGATTACTCTTTATCAAAAGAACTTATTTAAGTTACAAGAGAAAAAAATTCAAAATGAATTAAATAATATATCTAAAATAATAACTACGGATATATTTGAAAATGTAAAATATTTTAATTTTAGTAAAACTAAAAAATAAACATACTTTAAGTAATAATTAATAAACCCAGAATTAATCTTCTGGGTTTTTTTGTTTATCTGACATATTTATAATAAAAGAGATATGTCAGAAGACTTAAAAATATTAAAACCTGGACAACAAGGTTTAGGTGTCTTGATAGAGCAGGATGCTGGATTTATTAATCCAGGTGACTCTAGAAATAAACCATTCGTAAACGAAATAAAAAAATTAGACGCTGGAAGTCCTATTATAGCTTCTCCGTTAATATTATATGTCGTTCTACAAAAGTGGGGTGTTAAGAATAGAAACGGTAGGATATATCCAAAAGAAATACTTGAGAGAGAAAACAACAATTACCAACAGTTAATAAAAGAGAGGAGAGCTATTGGTGAATTAGACCATCCAGAGTCATCAATAATTGCTGGTGATAGGATATCACATAATATCACAGAAACTTGGTGGGAAGGTAAAACACTTATGGGTAAGATGGAAATTCTTATGTCGCCTGGGTATGTTAATTACGGTATAGTTTCCACTAAGGGTGATGAAGTCGCTAACTTAGTTAGAAATAATATTATGATTGGCGTATCCTCAAGAGGTGTTGGTTCTCTTAAGGAGATAGCTGGTCAAAACATAGTTCAAGATGACTTTGAATTAATTTGCTGGGATGTTGTAACATCACCTAGCACCCCTGGTTCATGGATGTTTAAGGATGCTGCTCAAGCTAAACCATTTACAGAATCAAAAGAAAATAAAAAAAATATACTAGTAGATAAGATAAATAAATTCCTATTAAAATAATTTAATAGGAATTTATTTTTAATAAACTTGTCTTTTTATTAAAAAGAGACATATTTATAAACAAGTGGGTATAGCTACCTGCAATAATTTTAATAAAATTTTAAAAATTAATAAAAAAAATGGCTGATAAAAAGAAATCAATTTTAGAAGAGGCGATATTGGATGCGAAAAGAATTCAAGAAGCTCTTAACGCCAACACAAAAGAAATACTTCGTTCGGTAGCGAAAGAAGAAATTGAAAGTTTAGTGAAAGAATCTTTGGAAGAAGGTTATGTTGAAGAAGATGTTGAAGATGACACAGAAGAAATCGAAGCGGGTGCTGAAGATTCTGAAGGAGGTGAAGAAATCGAACTTGATGATATCGAGGGTGAGGATGAAGCTGACGCAGAAATTGAAGTAGATGGTGATGATATCGACGGTGATATTGAAATCGATGGCTCAGATGTAGGTGATGACCTTGAAGGTGATTACGAGACTGGAATGGATGCAGTAGCATCAGATGATGAGATAGAGATGGATATGACGACAGCGTCAGATGATGATGTTATTGCAGTTTACAAAAAGTTAACTGGTGATGATGAAATCGAAGTTGTAGTTGATGATGAAGCTGGTGAAGTTAAATTAACAGTAAACGAACCTGGAGAGTTTGTCATAAAGATGGACGATGTTGAAGGTGGTGATGTTAATTTAGATGACATGGGTGATGATTCAGAAATTGACATGAGTGATATCGATGGTGGTATTGAAGCAGACGTAGAAGTTGACGCTTTAGAAATTGACCCAGTGGGTGATGCTCTAGATGCAGAAGTTGAAGGTGATGTTGAAGATGCTGGCGAAGAAGACGAACTTATGTATGAAATCGCTTTAGATGAAGCAGATGACTGTGATGAATCTGAAGAGCCAATCAAAGAAGCAGATGACTGTGATGAATCTGAAGAGCCAATCAAAGAAGCAGATGACTGTGATGATGAATCTTTAGAAGAGCAAATCCCAGTAGGAGGCGCACAAGAAAAAAGAACTGAAGGTCAGAAAGCTAATATTGGACAACCAAGACCAAGACAAAACGAGTCAACAGCAACAATTAAAAAATATAATGCTTTGTTAACTGAAGCTAAAGAATTAAAGGGTAAGAATGGTGAATACAAACAAGCTCTTAAACAATTTAGAACAATGTTAGCAGAAACTGTAGTGTTTAACTCAAACTTAACTTATGTAACTAAGTTATTTATGGAGCATTCGACAACTAAGTCTGAAAAAGAAGGAATCTTTAAAAGATTCGATAATGAAGTTTCAACACTTAAGGAATCGAAAAAACTCTACAAAACTCTTGCAAGTCAATTAGGGGCTAGAAAGCCAATGAATGAATCAATAAGTAATAAGATTGATAAGGAAGTTTCTTCTGGCGTATCAAAGCAGTTAAGCGAAAGCACTGTCTACGTTGATAAAGAAACATCTAGAATCATGGACTTAATGAAAAGAGTTGATAGAAAATAATAATAACAAGTAAAATAAAAAGTAAAATAAAAATTAAACAATTATGTCACATTTATTAAATTCAGGACAAGTTGGGAACATCGGATTAAACCACATGAAGGCTATCCGTACTCAAACTCAACAAAAATGGGATTCTTTAGGATTCTTAGAAGGACTTAAAGGTCACGTTAAAGAAAACGTTGCTCAATTATTTGAGAACCAAGCGTCTTCTTTATTAACAGAAACTACTGACGCTTCGTCTTCAGGGTCTTTCGAAACTGTAGTATTCCCTATCGTAAGACGGGTATTCTCAAAATTATTAGCAAACGACATCGTGTCTGTACAGGCTATGAACATGCCAATTGGTAAATTGTTCTTCTTTGTACCGCAAACTTCTAACAGAGTTAATGGTGCTACTCCTGCTGAGGCTGGAGATTTTTACGGAGCTAATGGTGCTCAGTATTCTGCACACACTGGTATGGCTGCTGACGGTCTTCCTGACTGTGTAGACGTTTCTAACGGTTGTGCTGCTACAACAATGAAAGCTAAGTCTTTATATGACTTATACTACAATGATGGATTATTTGATAATTCAAAAGGAACTGTAACTATGTTTACTAACCCAACAAAATCATTACAAACTTTAGGTGCTAATGGAACATTTACTTCTGGAGCTACATTTGGTGTACTTCCAAGAGCTACTGATGGTTCACTTAGAGGTGCTATCGTTAAGGTAGGTGGATTTGGAGCTGGAAGAGCAAAAGGTGTATTAACTGGACCAGACGGAAACGAAATGGATACTGAAGCATTCTTAGCTTCTTTAAAAGTTACTTCTGTTAGTGGTTTAACTGATGCTGATTCTAAAGTAATCGTTGCTGCTGGTGGTCAAGTACCATTTAGATTAGTTACTCAAAAATACGGAAAAGGTATTGTTGAATATGGCGATACTGTTGATACAACAGGAGCTTTATTTATTGAAGTTGATTTAACTAAGCCAGTTGATTCTAACGGAACATCTACTTTTGATGGATACGTTGGAGCTGCTATGAGTGGTACTCAAGCAAATCACACTGTTGCTGATTTTGAAATTTCTTGGACACAATATGCTTCTTTAGAATTAGAAACAGAATTAGGAGAGGTTTCTTTCAAGCTTGACGAAGTTGTTGTAGCTGTTGAAGAAAGAAAACTTAGAGCTACTTGGTCTCCAGAATTAGCGCAAGATGTTAGTGCATTCCACAACATTGACGCTGAAGCTGAATTGACTGCTATCCTTTCTGAGCAAGTTGCTGCAGAGATTGATAGAGAGATACTTAGAGACTTAAGAGTTGCTGGTGTTTCTACAAGATGGGATTACAACGGATGGAGAAAAGCTTCTACTGCTGCTAGCCCTTATACGCAAAAAGATTGGAATCAAACTTTATTAACTAAAGTTAACCAAATTTCTGCACAAATTCATAAGTCTACACTTAGAGGTGGTGCAAACTTCGTAGTAGTATCTTCTGAAATCTCAGCTATTTTTGATGATTTAGAATACTTCCACGTTTCTGACGCTAACCCAGAGCAAGACCAATATAACATGGGTATTGAAAGAGTTGGTTCTCTTTCAGGAAGATACCAAATCTACAGAGACCCATATGCTCCTGCATACTCTATGATTATTGGACATAAAGGAAAATCATTGTTAGACACTGGTTACATCTACGCACCATACGTGCCAATGCAACTTACTCCAACAATGTACAATCCGTTCAACTTTGCTCCTGTAAAAGGAATCATGACAAGATACGCTAAGAAAATGGTTAATAACCGTTTCTACGGACATGTTAGAGTTGATGGTGTTCCAACATTTAATGTTGCAGAATTGAGATAATAGAAATATAATCTTTACATATTTAAGAAAGGTGAGCATTTATGTTCACCTTTTTTTTATGTCTTAACTTTTATAATAATCACAGATATTTATAAACATGACGTATTTAATAAAGAAATTACTGAGGGAAGGGTTGTTAAGAGAATCACATTCTTTAGATAAGCAGGCGTTAATTAATCTTAGTGATAAAATCAGTAAAGAACATCCAGATTTTAATAATAGTGGTATGGCACAATGTACTTATTTAGCTTTAAAGATAAAAGAATTATTACCCACTAAAGGTAGTCGTTATCCATTAATTCATTTTTTTGAATTTAGTAACGAATACGATGAAATTGATGATGATTATGAGGGTGATAAAGACTCACCATTTAACCCACATAAATACTACTTGGTACATACTGTCATTAAGGTAGGTGACCAATTGTACGATTCAAGCGGTTTTACAACAAAAGGAAACATAGTTAATCGGTTTAATTTAAAAAATTATAAGACAGTTATTGACCCAACTGGTGATATAGCTAATAAATTACTTATTAATGATGAAAATAACTATGGGTTCAAACCCGACTTTTCCTTTATAGATGATTTAATAAAGAAATTACTGAGGGAAGGGTTGTTAAAGGAATTAAAAGTTGGTCCGTTTGATTATACTGATAATAAATTAGAATTTAATGTGTCTAATTTAATTAAGATAATAAAGAAACTAATACCAAAATATCAAGGTCTACAACCAAATTGCTCAATAGAGGAGATTAATAGTGGTTCTTGTGATAATTTCGCTGTTAATGTTTTAGAATATTTTTTCGACAGAGAATTAGTTGACTCACTCTTTTATAGAACGTTCAACGGGGTAAAATTAGTTATAAGTTCTGATTATAGTGATGATTTAGAACCTCATACTTGGATAGTTTATGATGGTAAACATTATGACGCTGAGGCACCATATGGTGTTGATGAACTACATGACCTACCAATTTATAAAAGACAATTTAGTGGTGATAATGATTCGTATTATAACCAATTAAGAGAAACATATTCTTCAGATAAGAATGAAATAATTGACTTTTTAGATAACTTACCTAATGTAATCACTTTGTATCGTGGGTTAATATTACCCATTGATGATAAAAGGATAAATAAAAATAATTTAGGTGTTCATTGGTCATTAGATAAATACTTTGTTGAGAATTTATTTAGGTATGAGTCATTTACAAGTGATGAAGACTATGTATTAGTGGTGATTGAAGCTGAAATCAATAAAGAGGATATTAATATTGAAACCACTATCGATAAGAGATTAATAAAGAACATTGGTTTATTCTGGGATGAGTTAACAGGGGAAATGATTCAAAATGATGATATGGAGTATCACCAATACTCACATGAAGATGAGATTATAATTAAATCGGAGACTAAACCAAAAATAAAATACATAAAAGAAATTACCATTAACTAAATATATTTATAGATATATGTTTAAAGACTTAAAACCAAAAGATATTGCCGTGTTATTACTAACTATAACACTATGTTCTATATTAGTTATATCTACTATTAGTATAGTGTTCTTAGAACATGATACCAATGGTAGAATTGAAGAATTAATAGCTTTTATATTAGGTTCTATAACTACCATAGTTGGTGAATATATACTATTAAATTTAAAAAAGGGTAAAAAAGAGGATTGTTAAATAATAATTTTATATATTTATATACATGAAGAGGTTAATAAAGAAGTTACTGAGGGAAGGGTTGTTGAATGAAAGCGAATATTTCAACTTAAAAACAAGTGCTCAAGATTATGATAATTTATTAGCTAAGAATTATGATGCCGTACCAGAAAAATTTAAACGATACGAAGCATATATTGAATATATGACTATGGAGGAGTATATTAAAGAGGTCGCTAATATACAACATACTAGTTATGAGGAACAATTTAAATATATTTATAAAGAAAATGTAAATAAGATTATAAAGGATATGTCTTCGGGCGCTAAATACAATATCGGGTACTTAAACTATATAGATAGAGAGCAAGAGGGTAGACATAGAGTTGTTGCAGCTAGTAAACTAGGTCTTGATAAGATACCTGTGTTAATTATCGATTGGGGGCCTGAAGGACCTGAAATAGAAGATGAAAGTTTTAAGAAAAGTTACGATTTAAATAATTCTGGTGAGTATCGAGAATTTTCGAGTTTACTTCCTGATGAATTTAATGAATTTTTACACGAAGTCGTACCTAATTTTAGTCGTGGGCGTAATATAGCGTCTGCAACTTTAGAAGATGAAACTTTTAAGTTTTCATCAGCTAGAAACGATGGGTATCGTAAGGCTAATATGAGAATATATTTACCAGAAGTGTACTGGGATAAACCTTTTAAACAGTTACACGACCTTATTTTAAAAGAGTTCAATAAAAAACCTGATAAGGTTGAGTATGCGATAGATGCTCACGAACTTACTAACACTAAATTAGAGTTAGAAAATTTATTTGACTTATTAACTGAATTAGAACAGTATATGCCTGAGTTGTTTGCGTATGTTGAAAGATTAATATATGGCGTTAGTAAATATATGGCTGAAAAACATAATAGTTACCAAATTGAGACTGATGAATATGGTGTTAAGATTAAAATAGGAATAGATGGGATTGCTAATGTTTATTCAGAAGATGGAAAGGATGCCATTGAGAAGCATGATTTTGGGTTTGTGGATAATGAATATTTTTACGGCGTACATGAAGAACTTAGTACATCGATAGGTATTAAATGGATGAGTTTGTACCCGTTTAATGGTTAGTTTAAATAACAGTTACAGACATTCACCAACTAGAACTTATTTTAAGAGTGCCTAGTAAGTTTTAAATAGGTTAAGTATAGTATCACACCAGGTATTATTAGAAAGTTCATTAAACGAGAGCTGTTAAAGTCCTTTTTTTTCGTTTTCTTCAAAAATTTCTTTATTTTCTATTTCTATTGGGTTTGTTAGTCTGTTAGTGTATAAATCTATACTGGTCACTATTATTGCTACAATAAGTAGTATTGTTATCATTTATTTTTTTATTTTTTTGTACAGAAATTTAATAGTTATAAGTTAACTTCTTTAATTAGGTTATTATACCTTAATAATTCAGAACCATCTAAGTCTTTAATGTTAAGAATAATCTTAGTGTTTTTAAATGTTTCTGTATTTGTTTTGTAATTAATTATCATCCTTTCTTCCGACATACTTTGTTCTTTAGATATTTGAAAATTAATGTTATCTATAACACCTATTTTTGTTTCTAATATAGTGATTAAATAATATAAGTTGGGAGGTGTTTTAATTTTAACGTTTTGTAACCTCCCGTTAATTTCAGTGTTCACAGTTAATGTACCTCCACTAACCGCTGTATAATTCATACTCTTAATACTCATAATGTTTTTTATTTATTTTTAAGTTATATCAGAATCTTCTATAACAGTACCTCCAACTATGTCAGTTACACCGTTATTAGCGTATCTTACTTTTTTATTTAAAGACACATTAGAATTATATGCTACAGTCATGGATGCGCCAGCTACGTTAGCTTCGATATAAAAGTAGTTATCAGACCCTGGGTTGTCTTGTGTTGCTGTAACAGCTAAAGTTCCACTAGCGTTTATCGCAGACAATATTCCAGCCGCAGATAAAGATACAGTAGCAGTTGTTACTGTGAATGTTTCCCCATTTATAGTAATATTAGGGCTAGTAGTTAATACATTTACCTTTAATTTTTCTTTTTCAGAAAGAAATGGATTCATTTTATTTGTGTTAAGTCCTCCACTATATACCTTTACGTTTTTACTACTGGATGGCGTTGTGATAAGTTGTTTGTTTTGGTCACTTACAATCATTGTGGCTCCGTTCATTATAATTGTCCCACCAGTATAGTTAATTTGAGTGTCTTCGGTTTTACCTCGTATTTCTAACGTACCAAGCTTCGCATTAATTGTTGTGTCTTTAATATGTGCGTTACTGTCTATATTTAAGACGTTAGAACTCTGTAGGGTTATGGTATCTCCATTATCCCAGTTACCAATTAAGTTGGTTTTACCCTTAATTCCAGTTATTAAGTATTCTTTAGAACCCTTTGTATAATATCCGTAGTTATTAGGAAACTCAGTTGAGGAAATATCACATTTAACTGTACTTAAATTCACTGTACCATAACTTACGCTACTACTAGTTTTCCCACTAGTCTCATGTAGTATATCACTCATACATATATTTGCTACCGAGTTTTCACTAGTTACACCTTTAATCTCAAATGTATCACATAGCTTTACGTTAACTACTGAGGATTTGTATAATATTAATTTCCCGACATGTGCGTTTAAATTAATTAGTTCACATTGTAATTCTGCTCTGTCTATTCTATCAGCGGTTATATCTACATCCCTGTTTGGTACCGAAAACCCAGAAATATTATTAATGTAAGAAGCTGTGCATATTACTCTACAGTTACCCCCGTAAAGATTAATAGCTGCGTTGGTGCTACAAGTGTCGAATGATTTAATAATGTGACCTTTAATTATTAAATCACCACCAGTACCACCACCTACACCACTTCTAATAGTGTCTTTACCAGGCGCCTCACTTATAATTTGAGGGCAGTCTACTGTAATTTTTGTAGCGGAAGTAGTTAAAAAAGACATACACGTTCCGCTATGGCTAACTATTCTGTTCTTACCATAAATTATAACACCATATGGGTTTCCACTTGTACCAACGTCGATAATAGAACCTACAGATAATGAAGTACATTCATTAAACTCGAAAACAGTCATAGTGGAGAAGTCTGTAGCACCTGCATAGTCTTTAAATATAACACATCCAATATCACTATTAGTGGCGTAAAACGAGCCACCCCCATATACATTCCCCTCAGTAGCTGCACCGTATGCATAATATGAGTCTTTAGTAAATAGGGTTTTAACAGTGTTGTTGTATACTTTAGAACCTTCCTCAAAGTAGTGGTTTACACCAGTAACACTAAGGGTGTTTCCAGTAGCTATTGATATATTGAAGTCATATACCCCAGCCTTAACGTGTATTGTGTCACCACTCTGAGCTATTCTAGTAGCCCAGTTAAGTTCTACGGGTTTAAGTATCTTGCCGATAACATCACTTCTAGTACTACCTGTTTTTCCAACCTCAGATACAAAGATTATACTACCATAGTCACCGTCACCAATAGCCCCTGCTGTTTCATAGATGGCTATGGTAGTTCCGATTGAGTTTTTGAAGTATATAAGTCCATCGCTAAGGTCTTTGAAATAGGTATTGTTTGTTATTCCAGTCCAATCAGATGGACCATCCACTTCTTTTGTATAATTAATTCCGTTACCTCCCTTTATTTGTTTTGTATGTATTGCCATTTTCTATCTAGTGTTATATTCTTTAATTTTAATATTCTACATTCTTTTCTCTAAGCGTTGAGTAATTACCTTCATGGTGAACGACTATAGATGGTAATGTAGCGTAGGAATTACCTCTTGATTTATGTAGGTCCCTAGTAATTTCATCGATAGGCATCATGTGTTTATCTAACTCACTTATATAAATATCATACATTGAGGAATTAATACCATAAGCTTGACAACACCACGCACCACCAAGTTTAATAAGACAATTAGATACCCATAAAGGTTCGGTTTCGTTTGTTACGTTTAAATGAAAAAAATCCCAATCCTCAGGTAGACCACTAAGTGCTCTAGTCAGTATTAAATTAAACCTATTTTGTATAAAATCTATATCATCTTCCATTATGAATATATTCTTATACCCTTTTTCTTTTGCGTTTTTAATTATATTAAGTGTTGTAAGACTTAATGCAGCAGCGTTCCTGTTCCATCCGTCATGTTCTTTACCGTTAATAATCACTTCTTTACTTATACCGTCAATAGCGGGCACAAGTTCAAATTCAACACCCACTTTTTCGCAATTTATAATAGCCCTTTCAAGCCTATCTGTTGATTGGGGTAAGTTAATTAAGTAGACCTTATCGAAGAATTCGTTTAACATATTATCTTATTCCGTAGTTAATTTCCTTATCCCTTATTGTTGAATAATTAGGTATAGTTCTTATTAAATCATGTGCTGGAGCGTATGACTTACCTCTTGGGTGTATTATACCACTTGTAATACTGTCAATTGGTCTATCAACCAGTTCAAGCCACTCTAAGTATTCATCATATATTCTTTCATGAATCACATATATTTGACATGACCAAGCACCAGTTAATCTAATTAAATCGCCGAACCTTCTTGGTTGTTTTTTAAAGTTTTGTGATGCTAAATGAAATAATTCCCAATCTTCTGGTAATTCGTTAAAAAGTGTTTTACCTTCCTTGTATGCATTATCTTTAAAGATTATATCATCTTCCATTATCATTATGGACTTGTAACCCTTTTCTTTTGCGTCCTTAATTATGTTCATTGTTGTATAAACTAAACCAGCAGCACCTTGTGTCCAACCATCTTCACAACTATTCCATTCGTTTTCGACCCATTTAACATTTTCTTCCCTGCCGTCTATAGCTTCAATTAATTCAAAATGTGTACCTATTTTATGACATTGCTGTAGAATATTAGCCCTTCGGTCTTCACTTGACTTTAGGTTTATTGCGTATACTTTATCTACTAATTTATGAAACATAATTACTGTAGTTTTGTTGTGGTTGAGGCTGAAAAAATTCCTGAGTTGTTAATGTTAACAGACCACCTGTTGCCATCTGCACTATTTTTATCAAAGTTAACCCCATTATAGTTTGTTGTCGCTGTTACTGAATTACCATCAACTAGTACTCTATTGTTTACAAAAGTAAAGCCTGAAACAGCTTCTACTGAGGTAACGTTGTCAC